CGCTTCGGGCAACAGGGAATGGGCTTTTCGGACAGTAGTTAATCAACTTCACTTTTTCGCCTTCGGTACAGGTGGAGGTTACATAGGACGAAAATACACGACAAATTTGTCGGGCGGTCAATGGTATCACGCAGTGGTTACCTATGACGGCTCAAAAGCCTCAAGTGGAATTAAGTTGTACTTGGACGGTTCACGGGTTGATGACGCTGATTATGCTGGAGGAACTTATACTGCAAGTGCAAACACAATCACGGAAGTTAGAGTATCGTCTCTACAGGTAAACAATACTTATACGGGAGGTAAAGTGGATGAGTTAGCCTTTTTTAACACTGAGTTATCCGCTTCCGACGTAACCGCAATATACAACAGTGGAACGCCTGCCGATCTTTCGTCCCTCAGTCCCGTTGCTTGGTATCGAATGGGAGACGGAACGGGCGATACCGATTCAGGAGGAGGCGCCCCTGCAAGTGGTGACACGATTGGGACGGTAGTAGACCAAGGGTCGGGTAGTAACAATGCGACAGGGACAAACGGCCCAACTTATTCATCAACTGTACCACCTTATTTATGAGCAAAAACTACGTAATCATCGACGCTTCGGACGTCTCTTCAATCGACTTCAGCGAAGTCATGGAAACCTCGGCGGATACGCTTCGGTACTCACTCGATGGTTCTCAAACTTTCGTAAAGTTCGAAGGATCGACCCCAAGCTTTCTTGAGGGCAAAACCCAATACGATCATTCGGAAATTCTGACCATTCTTGCCGGCCCCGAATGGACCGACCCCGATGGACCTCCAGGTGGATGAAGCGATGCCACGCAATCCTTGCAGTCGATGCGGCCTTGCTCCTTGTCATTGTGATCCTCACAGGATGCTCAATGAAGCAATGGTACCCAACTATGGGAGCCGTGGTGGGAGGAGGAGCGGGAGCGCTTGGTGGTCCTGGCATAGCGGCAGTAGGAGCGGGAAGTGGAGCGCTAGTTGGGGAAGTTTTGCAGGGCAACAAAGAGGTGGCCGAAGCGAAGGAAACCATAGACGCACTGACCCATGGGGATGTTTCGGCCCTCGTCCAACAGGGCATGGCCAAACACGCGAGTGGTTTCGACGAATTCACGAGCTACATCAAAAAAATACTAATCATAGCGGCCTGCATTCTTGGGGCATATCTCTGCATACCGATTTTCGTAGCCCGAAAAACCGCAGAGACTTGTTCTAAGACTGCCGCAGAAAGACACATGACAAGACCTCCCTTCCCGACAAATGAAAAACTTTAATAATCTAATCGAGCTTTACCGCGCGATGACCACCCAAGGCAAAGTGATCACTTGGTTTGCAGCTATTCTTATCTCAATTTTAGTCCTAGACTGGTTATTCCAATGATTGATCGAGACTCACTTTTTGGTATTGGTGGCACAATTGCCACGTTCTCCGGTTCACTCCACGAGTATATCGGTGTGATTGCAGGGTCTTTGACCATCGTATTCATGTTGGTGAAAATCATCCAAGCGCTACGCGACAGGAAGTGAAATGGGAAGGTATCGTTCATACGGCAATCTAGATGACCAGGTCCAATCAGAAGGTGATCGTGGATTTCGGGGGATAGATTCCTACAAAGAAAAGACCAGTCTCGAAGGTGGATTTGTCGAGAAGTCCGAGAATATGCGTCTGATTGGTGACTTGGCTGAGACACGCAAGGGTATCGACTTCCTTGCAGGTAGCGTGACCTTGACTTACAATGGAAGCGATGAGCGAGTCTTTGCTTCGACTTTGTTCAGCGATCCTGCAACGGGTGTAGAATTCGTAGTAGTTGCCACGAAGTCCAAGGCAATCATTTGGAATGACGCAAACAACTCAGGCATCGCGATTGACTACCCCGGTGGAGAAGTAGTGGCAGCAGGAGACGGTGCATCTTTTGTACAGTCGATGGAGAAGTTGATTTTGTTTCGAGGTAAGAACAAGACCCCGTTGGAATGGGATGGTGATTATTCAAGCCCGACTGACTTCGTAGTCAAAGCAAACGCTTCACCTGGTGCGGGTAGAATTCAATGTCCCAATACTGACTTTGGCGTATTCTTTAGGAATCGTCTGATTATTCCACAACCAACGGACAGCAACTATACCGTGCTTATGTCCGACCTCTTGGACACGGACAACTACTACCCCGCAGAATCCCAATTCAGAATCAACAAAGGTTCAGCCGACTTCCTCGTAGGCTTTTACCCCTACCAAGAAGACCAGCTGATAGTGTTCAATCGTAACTCGATCCACATGATTAACAACATCGCGACCACCTCTGCCGCGAATACCTACGAGATCACCCGTCAGCACGGTTGCGTAGCTCGCAAGTCCATCGCTCAGAGTGGACCGCAAACATTCTTCCTGTCGGATAACGGAGTTATCGTCCTCAGTCCTTCGACTGATCCGGCAAAAGGCTTGGGGGTCGCTATTTCAAAAATATCGGGTGAAACAATTCCGATGACTCAGCCTATCCAAGATCAGTTTGATGACGTTAACTTTGCACACGCAGACAAATCATGCGGAGTGGTATTCGACAACAAATTCTTTTTGGCCGCCCCTACCGGATCTTCAACCGTTCCGAATGCCGTATTTGTTTTTTCGCTCTTATCGAATTCGTGGATCAGCGTAGATTCCTACCCCGCAATGTCGGGCAGTCTGGCATTCCACGTGGATGACTGGGTCATTTGCTCACACGGGAGCAACCCGACCAGGCGCAGACTCTTTGCGTGCAATGATACGGGATGGTATCTCATGGATCAGAACACCATTGACGATAGTGGACGCAAAATCGGGTCCACCTCGGAATCGGGAACTACCGCAATAGCCGGGAAACTGGTCACCCGTGCTTACACGCTTGGCAATCAAAACGTCAAACGATGGAGACGTGGCCAACTCGGAGTGAACACGGTTGCATCTGATGCGTTCAACATCAAAGTCAATACGCTCGATCCCGACAAGTCCGAGACTGTTCTTAGCCACACGGCAGACTCAACGGAAGAAGCACTCTTACGCTTCGGTACGGGACGCACACGGGGTTATGGTGCGCAAGTTGAGATAAACGTCACAGCAGGAACCCCGTCCTTTCGTCACGTCTCCTTGGACGCAATCGCAGATGGACTCAATATACGGACGGAGGTTGCATAGTGGCCATCTCTGCATCAGTTCAACGTGGTTTTACATATAGTACGGGAGTTGATATTTCTGCCGCCAATCTCAACGAACTCGGAGTGCCTACCGTGACCATTGACGAATCAAACGTGAGCATCACGGGAGGCACGATAAGCGGATTATCTTCACCTATTGCAATTGCGGATGGTGGGACAGGAAGTGCAAACGCAACTGCCGCCAGGTCAGCACTAGGAGTTGGCACACTGGGAACCCAAGCAAGTGGTGCCATTGCCGTTACGGGTGGTACAATATCCGGTACAATAATGACGCTCAAATCCTATGCAGTGAGTGGCGTGCCATCCGCTAGTCCCGCAGGGCAAATGATCTATGTCACGGATGGTAACTCGGGAGCCGCAACAGTTGCAGTCTCAGACGGATCGGCATGGAAAGTAGTAGCCCTAGGAGCAACGATAAGCACATGAACGTCCTTGAGCAAACCAAGCAGTTCTACGACGAACTCGGCCTTGATATGTTCAAGGACATTACGATGTACTTGGGTTACGGATACGTATTTAAAACTCCCGACTCACTGCTGCTTGGCAAAGCGGTCAGAACGGATGACAAGACCCATCCGAGTTCTCAATGGAAAGTAAAAAACCCCAATGCATGGTATGTCCATATGGCAATTGGCAAAGTGGGAATCGGAGAATTCATCGAACGGATTCCATACGAGTTACCCTACGTCGGATGGATGAGACATTTCAAAAACAAACCAGTAAAATTTTACGACTTTAAAAGAATCAGTAGGAGGAAATAACAATGGGAAGTGGACCTGACATCAACTATCCGGCTCAACCGTCTTATGGCGAATCAATGGCCGAAGCTCTAAAAGCACAAGCTGAATTCCTGAAGGGAACAGGTGACTTTGCGGAGACAGGCAGCTTGGAAAGTCTGTTACCCTTGGAAGAAAGTGTCCGAAAGAAAACCGCGCAGACAGATACGGACGTCTTGAGACAGACGTTGTTGGGTACTGAAACAAAAACCAAGGTTGTGCGTGATCCCGAAACTGGCAAGTTTGGCATTCCCGATGGGGAGGTCGTTATGTCAAGTACCGGACCTGCTCCTGGTCAGTATCAAATGATAAGTGGTGCGGATGGGAGCATAAGTATCATGGATACGTCTACAGGTGGTATTTTACCGGAAGAACAAACTTTTGAAAAATTAGGATATATCGAACCTACTGGCAACATGTCCAAGTGGGACAGAAAAATGGATGGAATGGATGCTACTCCTTTTAAGGAATATCGTCTTACGGCAAAAGGACAGCAAGCAGGAATACAATTAGCGCAGGGTGGAAGACTAGAATCGGCCAATGGGGCCAAATATGGTAAAGCCGGAGAAGTAGGTATTCTTAGCCCATCAGGTTTCGGGGGCGAGAGGTTTGGGATAAATAACTCAGCGGCATCCCGTACAGAAAGAGGTGGTAGTTTCAATGCACAGACTGAAGCGGCGGATGTATTCAAAGGCTTGAATACCGCCACTCCAACGGAGATCAAACAAACTTTCCGGTTTAACGATCCAAACACAGGCAAACCACTAGAGGACGGACGAACCATTACGACTCGCGAAGGTGACGGAATGGTTGACTTGCTTGGCGATACTCGATTGCTCCAACAATTTGAAACCAAGACTGCAACCGCAGAAGACGTTGCACAAGGACTTGCCGAGGAAGTCGGAGATCAGTTTGTCGCCCCATCCGATGATACGAGAAGAGCGGGTTTCGATGACAAAGGAAACTTCCAAGGCTTATCCGTCCTAGCGGAAGATATCCAGCGGGGCAATCTGTCCCGTCAACGCGAAGCCGACTTGCAGGACGTCTCGCGACTATCCGGTCTGTACCAAGGAATCATGGAGGACTACAAGCCTGGTACGGCATCCGCCATGCAGGGTGCGAAGGACTTGATCGAGGAGCAAAAGGACAACCTACTCAGAGACGTCGGAATATCCGACCCCGCACAAGTCCAGTCCCAAGGAGTCCAAGCAGATCCGCTTAGACAAAACCTGATGCTACAAGCAAATGAAGCACTCGGTCAGGGACTGACTGACCGTGAGGAGCGTCAAATTGCTGAAGCCGCAAGAGCAAGGTCCACGCTCATGGGTAGAACCTTTGACCAATCCGGTGCAATCGCAGAAGCAGAAGCTCGCGTTCTCGAAGACAACCAACGCAAGATGCAAAACCGTGGGTTTGCACAATCCGTCCTTGGACAAGAAGCGGGAATTCAAACCGCAGACGATACCCGCAGAATGGGTGCTGATCAGTTTAACGTTGGAACGAAGATGGATGCCGAGAGACTGCGCGAATCACTCCGCCAACAAGGCTTGCTCGGTTACCTCGATGCCGCTTCTAGGATTTCCCAAATCGAGAACCAGGACCAACTCGATCCGTTCCAAGCGATACTGGGCAGAGGGGGAGGAACTGCACTTCAGCAAGGCCAACAGGTATTCGGACAAGCGGGTTACGGATTGCAATCTCAACCGCAATACTTAAATCCTGAAGCGGGGTTAGGCTTTATACAAAACCAAGCAACGAATGCCGCCAACATGTACGGGGCGCAACAAGCCGCCGCCGCAAATCGATCAGCGGGTATCTTCGGTGGACTCGGCGCATTGGGTGGTGGAATTGCGAGTGGAGTAATCGCAGGACTTTAAACAGGAGGACACAATCATGGCACAATTCTTCAGAGGAAACTACGGATCAGCACTTGGCCGGGTCGATACTCGACCAATCATTGAGGCAGGGCGAGCGCAGGGACAAATGTATGCCCAAGCGGGTAAAGACATTGGGGGCATGATCAAAGAGTATGGCCTTAATAAGCAGAAGCGGGAAGAGATGACCAACGAGATCGAGAGTGCTTTAAAGGTCAACCCTGACTACCTCACAAGAATGACATCTACGGGTATAGAGGCGGATGATAAAAAAGCACAAACCCGCATAGATAAACTTGCCAAGGGTGAACTCAAGTTGTCCGAACTCAAGGGCTTGGCGGGAGAGTTGGCATTGATGGAAAAGCAGGATCTAAAGGCACAAGCGGAACAGACAAGACTTCTCGCTCAAAGAACTGCACTGTTAAACCAACAACTAACCCAAGAGAATATTGCGGGTAAGCAACGCGATCGCGAAGAGGCACGCAAAAAAGACGCTTTTCGAGATAACTACTTCACCGGGCTTAATAAGGATTTGGATGAAGCACTTGATTTACTCAAGTCTGATCCTAACGCAAAGCTTGAACCTAAATTTGCCAAGCTTGTTGCAAATCAAAACATGGTAAGAAACAAGCAGGGGGATTTATCTTTTTACCAATCCGATCCAACGGAAGATGAGTTGAAGGTATTAGAACGCACCAAGCTTGAAGGTGAAATATTAGATTCGGCCCAAGCAAGGGAGGAGTCGACTAGCCTTCCTTTGTTTAAAGACAATAGTGAAGTCTTGGTGTATAAAGAGAATTTACCACCAGGAGCTACGGCAAAGTTCAGTAAAAAAGGAACAGGATTTGACTTAGATAGTATTACTCTCACTGCGGAAGCTAAAGAGGAAATGACTCCAGTAGATGGCATGCCTGGATATTCTTTGTATAAAGGGGGTCTTTACAA